GGTGGTGGTGAATCTAAACCAGGTCCAGGAGGTAAACCAGGTCCAGGAGGTAAACCAGGTCCAGGAGGTAAACCAGGTCCAGGAGGTAAACCAGGTCCAGGAGGTAAACCAGGTGGCGGTGTAATAAAAGATCCTTTACCACCAAAATCTCCTGCAGGTAATAATTCAAGAGAAAATTTATCTTTATATTTTAATAATTGGATTAAGAAGTTAGGTACTGCATCGAATAAAGATGAACAAATTAAATTAACAAAAGAATTAGTTAATACTGTTGCAGATAGAGGTGATGATAATAATTCACAAGCAGCAATCAGTGTATTGCAAAGACATGGTCAAAATATTGATCCTAACGTAAGAAATGCAGCAATGCAAAGACTTAAAGATAGAGTTTATATGGAAAAGTCATTCTTTAATTGGTTTGAGAGCATATTAGCTGAGCATTGTATAACTTTATCAGAGATTGGTTTTAAAACAACGTTAAATGAAAGTTTTAAAAATCATGTTATACTAATACCAATAAATAAGACGTCATTCGTGGATATAGTAAAAAAATATAGATAATTATCTCGTCCCTTCCCTCTTATCTAAAGATATTATAAAATTATTTTTTTTGAAGTCAACTATTATTTTTAAAAAAGTTGATTTTTTATAAATTGTTATCATAATAATAATATGAGATATGTATCAACAAAGATTATACCGATGGGTAGTACAGCCTTTCGTCAGTGGAGAGCAGATAGTCATTGTAAGTTAATTCATGGTTATAGATTGCAATGTAAGTTATGGTTTACAGCAGATCAATTAGATGATAAGAATTGGATTTATGATTTCGGTGGTTGTAGAGAAATTAAAAAACTTTTAGAAAATCAATTCGATCATACAACTGTAGTAGCTGCTGATGATCCAGAATTAAATACATTTAAGTTGATGTCTGATAAGGGCATGATTGATTTACGTATTGCTGAAAAAGGTGTAGGTATTGAAAGAACTGCTGAATGGGTTTATGAGACAACTAATAAATTTGTAACTGAACAAACTAATAACCGTGTAAGAGTTATTAAAGTAGAGGTCTGGGAGCATGAAGGGAATAGTGCAATTTATGAAGAGAGTCTCGGTGATATTACGCTACAGATTCAAGATAATACAGAGAAAGAAAATGTAACTGCAGTTGTAGAAAATACAGTTACTGAAATTCCTCAAGATAAACCAGTAAAAGAACAAACTTATGCAGCACCTTTACATAATAAAGTAACGCAAGGTTTAGGTAATCCATTTGAAGGTACGTCGTGGGGTTAGGAGATATATATCAAAACAATATAAATAAAAATCCAATTAATCAAGCGGGTATATCTAGTGGTATACCCGCTACCCGTGAACGAGATCCTCAACAAGTAAAACTTGAACAGGATGTATTTGCAAAAATGCGATCAGTTATACCGCAACCAAAAAAGGAAGATGTAAATTCTCCGATAGTAAATGTACAACCAATCGGTTTAGAACAAGCTTTAAAAGAACTTTTAAATGGTGTTGAGTCTCTCGACGATAAATCTTAATATCTCACTTCTGACAATATCTTCTTCGTTAAATTTAAAAGTAGTTATACCATTTTCATCGCAAACAGGATCATCAAATGCTTTGAATATATTCATGAAACCGCTTTTTTCACCAATATCAGCTTGATATGTATCACCTACAACAAGATATTTACTATTTTCACCAAATCTAGTTAAAATAGTGGTTAACTCTGATTTAGTCATATTTTGAGCTTCATCTATAATAACGCAAGCATTTTTAAATGTTAAACCTCTAGTAAAATTAACAGGTATACATTTAATATAACCTTTATTCATTAAGTTTGAACCTGCTCCTGCTGTAGTTATCTCTTCAAGTTTATCTACTAAAGGCATTGACCATGGAGCGAATTTTTCTTCTAACTCACCTGGTAACGCACCCATACTACGTGAAGCACTTTCAACAATAGATCTAATATAGATAATATTATCTATTTGTTTTCTGTTTAGCATTTTTAATGCAGTTAATACTGTGAGGTAGGTTTTAGCTGTACCAGCTGGTCCGTCAATCATACACATTCGCGTATCTTGCTGCAATGCTTTCACTAAAAATTCTACCTGATTCGGTGTTAATTTGTAGTCTTCGTTAATTTTGAAGTCGAGATCCCAGTTTTTTTCACTGTTAATATCGACTGTATTTTTAAGAGCAACATCATCTGATGACACTTGTCTCTTAACCGCTTTTACTCTTTTACGAGTAGGTGTTTTTTTCGGCATACAAATATTTATATATTTATACCGGTGTAAAATACCTGGAATTTTTAATGTAATTTTGATTAAATATAATACTCAAGCTTGATAATTATAGGGAACTATGTTATAATATAGCATATGAGTAACGATATTTTATCTTTAAGTAATGATCATGTATTTTATACCGTAGAAGGTGAAGGTAAGTACATTGGTTGGCCGTCTGTTTTTATGAGAATGGCTATGTGTAATTTAACATGTCAAGGATTTGCTTCTCCTGATTCACCTCACGGTTGTGACTCTTTTGTATCATGGTCTGTAAAGAATAGATATACTTTTGATGAACTTAATAATTTTTATGCTAATAATGGGTATGATAAAGAATTAAAAAGAGGAGCTATTCTTAAGATTACAGGTGGTGAACCTCTCTTACAGCAAAAAAGACTTCTTATGTGGTTAGAGACGTTTGTTGAAAGATTTGGATTCAAACCTCGTATCGATTTTGAATCTAATAGTACTTTAAAGCCTAAAGATGAATGGTATGATTTATATGATGCGACATTTACCTTATCTCCTAAGATGAGTAATAACGGTGACCCTGAAGACCGTCGATACAAACCAGATGTAATTGCTCATCATAATGAAAAGGGAGAATGTTTTAAGTTTGTTATTGATTCAGAAGATGATGAAAAGGAATTGTTTGAAAAATATATTGATAACGGGTTAGTAAACCCGGAAAATGTTTGGTTGATGCCTTGTTGTGGTAGTAGAGATGAGCATACTGCGAAATCTGCTATGGTAGCTGAGTTGTGCAAAAAACATAATTTTAAATTCAGTCCACGTCTACAATTAGTCATCTGGGATCTAGCGTTGCGAGTATAATTTATGAGTCAATTAATATGTAACCTACCGAACACGAAAGTGTATGTTAGAAAAGAATATCTCAGAGATGGTAAAGATGGACATGGTGAATTTGTAGAAGGTCATTGGGTAACTGCTAAAAGTATTCCTGGTAGAGCCTTTTACTTTGAAACCTTTTTACCAGAATACGGTGCAGTGTATGATAAACTACCTATTACTGCTTTTGTATCGTCACCTGAGACACCAACACCTGATTACGATTTACCTAATCTACAGTTTTGGAATTGTATGGATTATGGAGTTACTTGTATATACAAACAATTCATCGGTAGTATGGACTTTGAAGTATTTACAAGGACGCACGATATTGTAAAAGGTACTTATATGTTTACTTTAGATAACTATCATGTAAATACTGATCAACCTGATTATTCAACAGCAGAAGTACCTGCAGAACATAAATCATTTAATATTATTGAATTAGAAAACGGACAATATGCATTATACCCTAATAATAGGATGAGAGTTTATGATAACTCTTTAACCCCTCAAACTCCTAAAACTCCTGACTTCATGGTTAGTACAGAATTTTATCAAGTTGAAAATGGTTACGAATATCGTTTAGGAGATACTGATGAATATTTCTGGAAAACTAAAGATAAAGGAATTAAATAAATATCTATGGAAATATTATTATATATCGTTGTTTTTGTAGCAGGTATCGTTACCGGTGCTTTAGTTACACGTAACAACTTGGAAGAAGTTAACAAAGTGGTTGAAGATGCAAAAGAGTTAGCTGCTAAAGCAGAAGCAGAACTTGCAGAGTTTAAAGCTAAGCAAAAGAAGCCTCCGGTTAAAAGAGGTAGAAAACCTGCTGCTAAAAAATAATCACTTTTTCACCCCTTAGATTGTCTCTTAGAGCATCTAAGCCCCCTACTAGCTGCGGTTAGTAGGGTTTTTCTTTCTCTGTTATAAGTTCTTTTTTATTTTTATCTATAATATGACGTTCTTGAATTAATATTTTTAATTTCATATCCAGTCTTATCATATCATTATCTAGAGCTTGTATTTGTTTTTTAAGTTTACCTAAAGAAGCTCCAGCTTTATCTAGAGAAGGGTTAACTTGTTTAGTTACCCATTTCCAAATATACCAAATAAATGAACCTAAACCTATTAAAGCAATAACAGGGAATCCAAATTTAGTTATAATATCAGCCCAATGTGAAAATTCGTAACCGCTCATAATTAATCGTCTCTACAATCTTCTTTACCTTCGCTCGCTGCAATGCGATCAAGATTTGGTTCAACATTAAATGCACTAGAAAAAAGAGCGTCAATTTTCACAATATCATTATTCATCACATCAACTTTATTTTCTAAAGATAATAAAGCGTTACCTAAACCTGAAATTCTATCGTTTACTTGCGCTAAAATAAACTTAAGAATTATAAATAAAAACCAACCAATAGCTAATGCAGCTGTAATAGGTAACCCAACTTTTTCAATAAATGTCAATATATCGCCTATCATCTCTTACCTCCTGGTGTAAAGTAGAAACCAATTATCGCTCCCAAAGTGGCGATTGAGACCAAAGCAATGTGCCCCGTTGTAATTGAGGTGGTAATGTCTGCTCCTGAGGGGAAAGAAACCAATCCCCAGAGGATTTTGAACGACTCTTTGTTTTCGGGAGGGGTAAAGGTAACGAGTTCAACCCCTGGCCAGAGGGTACAGAGGACTGAGATGACGAAAAAGTTACACATCCCGATAAGAGCAATGAGCCTGCGAGTACCCCTGGTAAAAGCAGATGTATCTTTATCCATCTCACCGAAAACAGCTTTTTGAAATTCGAGATCTGCTTTTTGCATTTGCATATCTCTAATAAGCTCTCTTTTAGCTTTAGCGTCTTTAGCGTCTGATATACCTGCGAAGAGACCACCGACAATCTTGAGCATCGAGCCCATACCCGTTGCACCGAGCGTTGTAAGTAACATTGTAATAAGTCCAAACATGTCATAAATATTTATAAATACTTATATGTCTCCATCTAATTTTACTAAAGAAAGCGAACGTTCAGCGAATGATTCGTGTATTTCAGCGAAAACTATAGCAATTTACATGGGTAAATTATTACTCCTACAGAATAAAGACGGTACGTATGAATTACCAGGTGGTCATATCAAAGTAGGAGAGGATATATTAACTGGCGCGAAGCGTGAATTTAAAGAAGAGACCGGGGTAGATATGGTACCGGTACGTATTCTCAGCAAAAAACCGAAAAGAGTAATTTTTTACACTAAACTTAAATCGAGATTTATAAAATTAAGTCACGAACATGTAGGCTTTAGGTTCGTTGATATAAATATGGTATATAGCTTGAGACTAAGTAAAAAAGCTTACAAAGACTTACTCCTTTTTAAAAAATGAATTCATTTATACAATTTTTTTCAGAAAACTATGCCGATGGTAAAAAGAAGGGTAAGAGCAGACCGGGCAGAGTTAAGAGGTCAGGTGCTAGTTGTAAGGGGTCAGTAACTGAACTTCGTAAAAAAGCTAAAAAATACAGCGGCGAAAAAGGAAAAATGTATCAGTGGTGTCTTAACATGAAAGCTGGAAAGAAATGAACTACGATAAATTAGCAGATTTAATTCTAGAAGAGGTAGGCGGTTATAAGCCAGTAAAGCTACCATACGCGTTTAATGCGTTAGAACCTTATATAGATGAGGAGACAATGAAGCTCCACTATAATAAGCATTATAAGGGTTATGTAAAAAAGTTAAATAATGCTATTGGTGTATCACAGCCCCCTTTAGAAGAATTAATTAAAAAGGCTGGTAATAAAAAAGCCGCTGTTCGTAATAATGCAGGAGGAGCTTATAATCATCAACTTTTCTGGAATATGATGACTCCAGATAAAAAAACAATATCCGGTGAAGTAAAAGATGCCATCGAGAAAAAGTATAAAACAGTAGAGAACTTCTATAAAGAATTTACAGAACAAGCTAAATCACACTTCGGTTCAGGGTGGGTATGGCTTATCAAGAAAGGCAATACATTAAAAATCATACAAACAGATAATCAAGATAACCCGCTTATGTTTGATGACGGCACTCCTATTTTAGGAATTGATGTATGGGAGCATGCATATTATAAGAAGTACGGACCGGATCGAGAGAAGTATATTAAGCAATTTTTGAAGATAGTGAATTGGGATTATTGTAATCTTCAATTAATGCAATAATTTCATTCTTCATATAGTTAACTCTAATTGGGTAAAACTTATTTTCTTTATCTTTATAGAATATTACACATCCTGTACATTTTTTACCTGAACTCTTTTCATGCAAATAAGCATATAACGATAATTGTAAGCCGTATGTATTAAACTCACATACACTTAAATGATCCATTGGTTTAAGCATAAACTCATTATAAGGAGAGAAGAAATTAAACGCTTTATTAGTTTTAAAATCTCCAATCATAAAATGGGTTTTGTTTTCATAAATTAAATCTGCTGTACCTGCAATAAAATTATCTAAATCATGTAGTTTTTCTTCACATAATAAAGTAGGAAACTTCTTAAAGATATGTTTCCACTTATTAAACGAAGAATATAAAGATTCATGCTCTTCCTCTTGAACCCCTTCAGTTAAATAGTCTTCCATGACTTTATGAATACTAGTACCGTAATCGCAAGCTCTATTCTTTTCCTTTTCCCACATATCTAATACAAAATCGACATCTAAACCTTCTCTATTAGCTACTCGAGTTGCATTTTCCATTTTATCAAATGGTTTCTTATACTTACCTATTAGAGTAGTTGCCGATATTAATTCTCTACCAGTCTTACTACATTTATAAGTATGAGACTTTTCATCAAACGTTATCATATATTAATTATAGTATAGAGACTTGATATATCAAATTTTTATTATAAAATAATAGTATATGAGAATTGCAATCTGTGGTACAGCAAATGTTGGTAAAAGTACGTTAATACAAGACTTCTTACAGGAGTGGGATATGTATGGGCGTGAAGTAAAGACGTATAGAGATATTTTAAATGAAAAAAGTTTACCTCATAGTAAAAAAACGACAAAAGAATCACAGAAAGCAATCCTCGACTATATGGTAGATACCTTGAAGGAATTTAAAAAGGGTGATAAAGTTATTTTTGATAGATGTCCTTTAGATAACTTAGTTTATTCAATGTGGGCTATGAGTCAAGAAGATAGTGATATCGATGAAGATTTTATTGATGAATGTATACCTATTGTTAGAGAAGCATTAACAAACTTAGATATTATCTTTTTTATACCTATAACTAAATTTAATAAAATTGATATTGAAGAAGATGGTTTTAGAGAAACTGATAAACAATATATTCAAGAAATAGATAGCTTTTTTAAAGTATTGCAAAGACACTATCATGAACATCCTCAGGATAACCCGTTTTTTCCAAGAGACGATTCACCAGCATTAATTGAAATATTTGGTTCTAAAGAAGAACGTGTGGGTATGATTAAATTATATATTGATGCTGAAGGAGATTTAATCGGCGGCGACGGTAAGTCGGACATTTTTAACCTAGAAAGCTTAGATATGATGGAAAAGCTGCTTGAATCTCAAGACCTTTCAAAGAAGGATGAAGATGAATTTAAAGAGCAGCTAGAAAAGATCAAAGAAATGAATGATCTAACTAAGTAACTGCAGAGAGTAAAAAGTAAAACGTTCTTAGTTGACCACCTTGCATAATATCAATAGGTAATACTCTAGTATCGAAAGCTGAATTTTCCTGACTTGTAGTATCATTACTAAGTATATTAGGTCCATCGCCTAACGTATTTTCCTTTACAAAGAATGTTTCACTAATAATACTACTAATTGAATCAATATCGGTAGCATTAGCTGAAATAGTAGGGGCAAAAGTTGTATTTTCTAAACCAACGACAAAATTTTCAAATTTTAATGTATTTGTTGCGTTAGTAGTTTGAACTAATAATAAATCATTATTATTAATTTCTGTTACCTGGGGTAATTGTTTTATACTAAATTCGGTGCTTGACATATTAATTATTTATTATAATATATATATAATGTCAAAGATTGGAATAGGTATTGTAACGTGTAATAGAAATAGCTTTTTTACTAATTGTATTAATAGTATACAAAAAGAATGGTATGATGAATTAATTGTGGTAAATGACGGCGATTTACCAATCAAATATTCTGCTAATAAAAATATAATTATTAATAATAAAAAGAACTTAGGGGTATGTAAAAGTAAAAATATTTTATTTAAAGAATTATTGGCAAAAAAATGTGATTATATTTTTATTGTAGAAGATGATATGCACTTTAAAGATAATGCATTCCAAGCTTATATTGATGCACATAAAAAAACTGGTATTCACCATATGATGTTTGCATATCATGGACCTGCTAATAAAGGTAACATTAGTAAAGGTAAACCAAAACCTCGTATAGTTATTGATTACGGTGACACGAAGATTGCTTTAAATCAAGGGTGTGTAGGCGCTGTTTGCTTTTATACTAAAGAATGTTTGAATAATGTTGGTTTATTTGATGAAGATTTTGATAAAAATAATTTTGAACATGTTGAACATTCTTATAGATTAGCAAAAGCTGAATATAGTACACCTTATTGGTGGTGGTCAGATATTGCTAATAGTTTAGATTATATTGAAGAACAAGCTTGTAGTGAAGATAATTCATCTATAAGAAGAGGTAATGAATGGCAACAAAAAATTATGGAAAGTGCTCAAATATTTAAAAATAAACACGGTTACATGCCTGCTTGGCAAGGTTGTGTACCAGACACTAGCGTAGCAGAAATTAAACAACTATTAAAAAAACTAAAAAATGAAAGCTGATATAATTTTTCTATCAAATACTGTTAATATTGAACAGTATGGTAATACACAACGGGCTATTAATACATTACGTATGTCGCAATCTGGCTATCAGACTTCTTGTATCGATTTTAATATTATAATAGTTGAGAGCAATTCAAAATATCAAAATGAAGGTTTTTGGTACCATGATTGTAAAGTGATAACTAAAGATGAAGAATTTAATTATAATAAATTTCTAAATTATGGCTTGAAAGAATGTAAGAGTGATTGGATTATTATCGCAAATAATGATGTTATTTTTACCCAAAACTGGTTTAGTAAAATAATTGATTTTAATAATGAAAACCCGGGTTATGGTATGTTTTGCCCATATGAACCTAATTGGCATAAAGCTAAAGAAAAACTTTCAGCTCAATCAGGTCAAATAATTGACGGTAAAAAAGATTTTTATGAAGGTTATAGAACATCTTTTGAAATTACAGGATGGTGCTTAGTATTAAAACGCGAAACTATTGATAAATGTGAATTATTCGATGAAAGGTTCAAATTTTGGTATCAAGATAACGATCTTTCATTTACACTACAAGATAAAAATATTAAAAATGTATTAATAACTAACTCAAAGGTATATCATATGGTGAGCCAGTCTTACAGTACTATTCCAGATGGTAAAAAACGCGATATGATGGAAGACCAAATTAAAACTTTTCATAAAAAATGGAATAAGTGATGAACGGTAAATTAATTAGTAAATATAGTCCCGATAACGATAAAAAATTTCATATTGTAGCTCCTACATTTAAAGGCGGTACAAAACTTGAAGTTTTTATAAATTGTTTTCTCTCTCAAACATGTAATGAATATCACATTACTTTAGTGTCTGATGGTCCTGAACCAGAAACTGAAAAACAATTATTAAAATATTTTAATCATAAAAACTTTTCTTATTATTGTCTCGATACAAGATATAATGACTTCGGTCATACTCCAAGAGAATTTGGTTTATTACAGTCAGATTGTAAATATACTATTATGACTGGTTTTGATAATTATTATGTACCTATTTTTATTGAACAATTTGATAACGCTGATAAAAAAACTGAAAATACTGGTTTTATATTTTGTGATTTTGTTTTAGATCATGTGAGAGAAGGAAAACGATATAATAAGTATTTTAACGCGGAAATGAAAAGTAGTTGCATCGATATCGGCTGTTTTGCGACCTTAACAACATTAGCAAAAAAAATAGGATTTAAATTTAGAAGTTTCGCCGCGGATTGGGAGTTTGTGGAAGCAGCAATACCTGAATTAAAAAATCTAAAACTTACTATTTTAAAAATACCTCAAACCTTATACGTCCATAATTAATGAATATAACAATATATACAATTACATATAATGAAGAAAAGATGTTACCGTTTTTTCTTGACCACTACAGTAAATTTGCTTCTAAGATAGTTATTTATGATAACGAATCTACTGATAATACAGTTAAAATAGCTAAAGAACATCCGTTGGTTAAAAACATATATAGTGTTAAAACTGGTAATTCCCTAGACGATAGTATGTATGTTAAAATAAAAAATTCATGCTGGAAGGATGATACTAGTGATTACGTAATGCTTGTAGATACAGATGAATTAATATATCATGAGGATGATATTGTTAAGTATTTAGAAAATACTGATCACCTGGTTCATAGACCTACAGGTTATAACATGATTAGTGAAAAATTTCCTAAAAGTGGTATTAGTATAACAGAACAAATTAAACGAGGAGTATATGATAAATTTTATTGCAAGCCAGTAATTTTTAATCCAAATTTAATTAAAAGGACGGACTTTGAACTCGGTATACATAATGGAAGATTTTATGATGAAACAGGTAATGTAAATCCTGCAGAAAGTGAATTAAACATGCTTCATTACAAAAATTTAGGATTTAAATATAGAGAAGATAGGCATAAAATGTTTGCTAAAAGAATGAGTAATTTTAATCAAAAAACCGGTGCAGGTATACATTATACATGGGATAAAAAAACTCAAAAAGATGAATTTGATGATATATTAGCAAGGAGTGCAAAAATAATTTAATATGGAAAATATAAAAGCACATAATGTTAACTTTAACTTTAAAAGTAAAAAAAATTTAAAGTTACCTGCGTTTAGATGGTTTATTAATTTATTTAAACAAGAAAAATGGGAGGTCTTTTTATCATTTCATTATGATTGGTGGAATAATAAAAATATTGACAATTTTAAAAATATTTTTAAAAAATGTAGAAATATATATATATCCGATAATGATAAAAATATACAACCAGGTCAACTGGTAGATTATATTAAAAAACATCCTTTTTGCTCAATATATATGAATTTTTAAGTAATGGATAATATTTCAGTAACATTAACCCACTATAAACGATTAGATCTCTTAAAAAAAACTTTTAATTCTTTTATATCTACTAACAGGTACCCAATCGATGAATTTATAATTATCGATGATTCTGGTGATGAAAGTTATAGTAATGAAATAAAAAAATTATACGGTAAAATGTGTGATATTATAGTAAATAAAGAAAATATTGGTCAAAGAAAATCCTTAAATAAACTATTTGCAAAATGTAAAAATGAATATATTTTTCATTTAGAAGAAGATTGGCTTTTTGATAATAGTTCCACATCTTACATAGAAGATTCATTATCAATTTTAAAAAAACATAAAGATATATATCAAGTACATGTTAGACATCAAAGTGACGACCCACATACAACTATCGGAGATTTAAATTATAGTGATAATGTAGGTTATAAATTTTTAGATAATAACTGGAGAGGTTGTTGGACTGGTTTTAGTTTTAATCCAGGATTGAGACGTAAATCTGATATTCAAAAAATGTTTCCTAACGGTTTTGCAGAATTTAAAGATGAAATGCAAGCATCAACACATACAAAAAAATTTAATTATAAAGCAGTTCGTTTAGAAAATACTGCATGCAAACATATCGGTTGGGATAACCCTACCCAACGAGGAGGTAAAGGATTTTAATGCATAACTTAATAATAGGAGAAACATGTCTATTATCATACCAACTACGTAGATTAAACATAACTGAAGGTAAAAATGAACTATTTGATAATATGTTAGCTACTATTGACGGTGTTTATGACTTGATAGATGACGATTTTAATAATATTTTAAATGAAGAATATCTTGAATTTATGAATTATATGTATTACCCTAATCATAATATTAGTCATTCTAAATGGGTAAATAAAAAATATTCAATTGATAGAGATAATATTTTTTCTTGGCCAGTTTTTTCTTTCTTTCATTATGATGCTTTTAATCAAGAACAAAAAGATTCCATAATACGTAAAACGTTAAGATTAAAAAATAAACTAGAAGATGATGAAAATGTAAATTTATTTTATTATTATAGAGAAGGTAAGAATTATAACCTAAAAAAAATTATAGAAAAGTGTAATAGTTTTAAAAAATTCATAACTAAAAAATACAATAAACCTTTTAATATTATATTAATAACTAAAGACAGTGGTGGTAAAAATATTTTATATAAAAAAATAGACGATATATACCATTTTAATTTTACATCTCCTCACTCGTGGGTGGGGATTGATGATAATTGGGATGCTCATCATGATAATAATCTATTTGACACTTTTAAAGAAGAAATATTCAAAAGAAATATCTTGATAAATTAATATAATAATCTATAATTAATGTATGATTATTAAGAATCTTAACTATGATGGTGATTTAATTCATAAACGTTTTGCATATAACTTCTTTCGTAAGAAAACTCTACCTATTGGAAATATTATAGCTTTTAGAGGTTATATGAATGTCGATATCGATGGTATGATCGATCAAGAAGATGTACTTCAAAACGATTATATTGCAAGTGATGATGCTATTAACTTCTGTTGGGAGATTCCTAACTTGGATAAATTTGGTGCTGTAGCGTATCAGCGACTTTTAAATACTCAGATTGCTAATATTTTATCTTCTAAGTATATTAAGAAGCCTATTGAAGTAGATGGTGATGATCTAATGGTACATGATGAGTTTGAAGGTAGTGATGGCAGCTTACAAACCGTTGGTAAATGTAGCGTGAGTATTACTTATTCAAAGGATAATGTTGCTATTGGTCATACTGGTATTAATGTAAATGCTGGTCCTAAAGCTCCTAATTTTGCTTATAGTACAAAACTAACTGATGAGCAAGCTCAGGAGTTTATGCAGGATGTAATTGATTTATTTTATGCTATAAATGATGATATGTTTATTGCTACAACTAAAATTAATCTATAATGGAAGAAATAGAAAATAAAATTAAAGTCGTTGTTGAAATGTTACACAGTGATGTAGCTTGGGAGTATCAAAGATTTAAATCTCATAACGAAGAAAAGTCAATAAACTCTTTTGTAAGTCGAGAAGCAGCGTTATCTGTAGCTAAAAAAATGATATTAGAACAGCTCGATAGACTATGACAATATTTCAATACTTAAATAGTATTCTATTTAGTAAGAAGAAGATAGATATGAATTGTGATGATGAGTCGCAATTCAATTTATTTATGGTTAATAGATGGACGAGTATGTATTCAAAAGAGATGAATGAATACGTTAACGAAACCACTAATAAATATTGGAATTTGTTTGATGATAAAATATCTCAGTTTAATTATGTTTACTCTGTTTTCCCTAGATTAAAATTCAAAAAACTAAATTATTTGAAAAAAATAAAAAAGGAAAAAAAGACTAAAGAAGAGATACAATTGATACCTGAATTTTATAGTCAGAAAGAATATAAACAACTTGTTGAATTAGAAAATTTTATAAGTAAATAGTTATATGGCAGAAGCAAACATTGACGTACTCGCTCCGAAAAGAAGTTTAATCGACTTAGTCGACTCGCATAATAATTCCTTAGACGGTTTAATTGATCAAGATTACGAACTCGGTTTCCTATTCGATGATATCATTTTAGTTGAATTTATCGACGAAGTATCTGATGGTCAAGGAGATGCTGTAATGAGAGGAGGGGTTTATATTCCAACTAATTCAGTTCAAAGAGCATGGAGAAAAGGAAAGGTAATTCTCGCTGGACCGGAATGTAAGTACGTTAAAAAAGGTGAGATAGTCATATTTCCAAATAATCTAGGTGTTGGTATCGGTAACGCTGATATATCAGGTCACGGTTTACTTAAGAAAGGTATTTTCCTAAACGAAAATAGGTTGTTTGGTATAGCTAAAAAGAAAGATGAAAACAAATCTGACGAGTCTTAGAAACACTTTACAAGGTAATGTATGTGAAATAATTTTCGAGAAAAGAAGACCGAAGCCAGGTGATAGTTCTCAGAGAAGAATGCTATGTACCCTTGACGAAAGTTTACTTAATAGTGTTAATGGTAGAACTACATTAAATTATAAACCACCATCTGGTCCTCCAAAGTATAATCCGATAAGTAAGAATCTCTTACCTGTATGGGATATTATGATGCAAGGGTGGAGAATGGTGAGCATGGATAGTTGTGAAATAATTAATACTATACCTGAAAATGAATTTTTTGAATATTTTAATGAAAATATTTATCCAATGTCCGCGGATGAAAAGAGAAGGTATATGGGTACATGAAGTTTGAAAATATAGAAAAAGATTTAACGGGTCTATTACTCCGTGATATTGTTATATACGTTAAACCTGAAAAGCCAATAAAAAAGGGTAAATTGAAACTTTTTAAAGTGAAAGAGTTTTACTTTAATTTGTTTCTAGAAAATGAAAAAGGTGATTTAAAATCATATGAAATACCGTTTCCATTTGAGAATAGTGTTGGTCATAAACATTTAATTTTTGATTATAGAATTGAAAAGTTTGCAAAAAATAATGAGTTTGTAAATTTTAAAACTAAAGTGTTGAATAGTAATAAGAAGAGTAAATTATATAATAACATAGTTGTTTTATCAGCTGTTTGATATATAATTGGCTATATGCTGAGCCGATATCTTAATAAATTCCCTGACGGTTATAATCCAAGTACGCAGCAAGTTAATATAATTAAAAAGATTGAACACGCGTTTAGTAAGGGTCATAAATTTGTAATATGTAGTGCACCTACCGGGAGTGGTAAGAGTTTTATATCGAAAACCCTTGCTAATGTATCGAATGAATCTACCGGTATATTTAAAGAATTAATTAATAGTTATGATGCGTTTAAAATGGATAACGTTGGCAATTATACTAATGAACCTGAATGTCTCGATGAACCATCCAGTGGTGCATTCGCATTAACTATAACTAAATCATTACAAGATCAGTACTTAGAGTTATTCGACGATAGCATAGTAATGAAAGGTAAGAGTAATTATATGAGTACTCTAAACCCTGATATTGATGTTGAAATGGAGACATCTGTCATGCCTCGTAAGGTATTAGATGAACATAGAAAAGCTCATAAGTGTAATTACCATAATGACCGAAATCGAGGATTGGTTGATAAGTTTGGGGTATTAAATTATAAGATGTTTTTAGCCTTACCTGGGCATGTAAAACGTAAAAACTTTATTATATGCGACGAAGCATCTGAACTTGAAGATGAAATAGTAAAACAATACTCAGTCTTTATTGACCCTGATCGATTAAAGTTATTAGGTGTTAAGGTACCGAGTTTATATTCCGAAAAACAAGATGCTATATATAAATGGATATGTTCTTGTATATTAGAAATTAGTGAGTATATTAATACATTAATTAATAAAGGTAATAATAAGAATATACAACTTAGTAATAGTGAAAATATTAAGTTAAGTTATTTAAAAAATCTTCATAGGAGTTTGAATCTAATAACTGAAACATGGGAAGAGTGTGAGTATGTTGTGCAACGAGATGGTAAGACAGCTAGAGTAATGCCGTTAAAGGTAGATGTATTGTCCAAGTATATCTTTAAGTATGCAGATAATGTACTATTAATGTCTGCAACTATTATCGATCATAAGCATTTTGCTAAGAGCTTAGGTATAAAAGAATATGAATATGTGGAGTCTGATAGTACTTTCGACCCTCAAAAGGCTCCGATCTATATCAATACTAAGCAAAAGATTAATCACTATAATCTTAAAAAGACTCTACCTAAGATTGTAAAGCAGATAGAAGAGATATGTAACCAGCATGAATTTGAAAAAGGTATTATACATACCCATACTGGATTTATTGCTTCATATTTACAAAACAATTTAAAGAGTAGACGCTTTCTATATAGAGATAAGGAAACAAGAAATGAAGAAATATTAAGAGAGCATTCAAAAAGTAAGAACCCGACTGTGTTGGTAAGCCCATCTTTAGGTTTAGGGATTGACTTGAAAGATGATCTAGCTAGATTTCAAATAGTAATTAAAGCTCCTTACTTACCGTTAGGTGATAATAGAATTAAGAAGTTATTTGAATTAGATAAACAGTGGTATTCTAATAAGATGTTAAGTAACGTTGTACAGCAATGTGGTAGAGGTATACGAAGTAAGCAAGACCACTGCAAGACTTATATTTTGGATGCAGGTGTATATGAAGCTATCATTCGAAATAAGAACAAATTGCCTAAATACTTTATAGAAAGATTTGTTTAATAATAAATAATAATATGAATAATTTAGACTCCCAGTTAATATTTGAAGCTTATAATGAAGAGGTTATTGATGAAGGTTTAAAAGATGTAGCCAAGAAAGCAGCTCAATATGGAGCAATAGGTGCAGCAGCAGCTCAAAGTGCTTTAGGTAGCCCTCCAGCCAAAGCAGCTTCAGCAGCCGAGCCACCAGCAATGACCCAAACTGCTAAAGCTCAAGGGTCAGATTCTTTTGAACAGCTCATACAAAAAATGAATCAAGATGCTGATCAGAGTGCTGCAAAAAGCTTAGAAAAAATTAAAGAGTTATCAGCTGGATTGAATAAAATGCAAGCTGATTTTGAAGCGCTTTCTAAAGATATGGGTGACCCGGTTGCTCAACTCAAAGCTTTAGAGTTACAACATAAAATGGAGATAGCAAAACAAGATTACCAAGCTAAACAGCATGAAATTGAATCAAATAAAGTGTATAAAATGGGTCAAGATAAGAAGATATCTGTTGAACAAATGGATAAAATGTTAAATGATTTAGATAAAAAATATGGTTTTGATATTGATATTGAAAAGGCAAGACAACTCTTTCAATAATGCAAACTTTTAAACAGTATGTTATTGAAGAAGGTAAACTCGGTAAGTTAGCTGCAGTAGGTGCTTTAGCTGCTAGCTCTGCATTTGGTAATTTCGTAAATGATTGGTCAAAACATTATCAGACGAGTCTAGACCCTGCAAAGGAAGCAAGAGCAACTGCAGTTTTAAAACAAGGCTTTAAAGTCCCGCAAGATGCTATAAACCCTATAAAAGTAGCATCATACATATTTGATGGTGATGGTGGTCATAGTGCCGAAGAACTAACCGAATATCTTGAAAAAACTGGAGCAGTAGAATCTGCATATGGTACAAAAGTTCAAGGAGGTGGAGGACCTGCTAGAAGCTATTGGCAAGTTGAACCAAAAACAGCAATGGATTTAGTTAAAAATTCATCAGCATACTTCGGTCCTAAGTTTGCTAAAACATTTGGTGAAAACGCTTTGAAATATCTTCAAGGTTTAAATGAGCAGGAAATGTCAGACCTATTATTAGAAAGAGATGATTTAGCTGCTACGATGGCTGCTGCTGTTTGGATCCGCTCTTCTTGGTAGGTAGTTTAAACTTTAAAGTTTTTTGTTTACCACCCGGCTGACCTTTAAATCCGGAAATAGCTTTTGTACTATGTGGGTCGTTTAATTGAGGGTTAACTGTACCATATTTACCTTTAGGTTTTACCTTTACTGGTCTTTTTGTATCAGTTGGAGCAGTAAAATCTTCTAATATATTATCCACTAAGGTATTGAAATCCATATAATTATTTATATAATATAGTATGGTTAAATCCTTAAAGGTTAAATGTATAGTTACAGGTAAAGAAAGTTTATTTTCAGGTGATTATTTAAAAAAGAAAATAGAAGAGTATAATGATGTAGAAAATTTACAAAAACTATATATTAGTAGAGATGTAAAGACACTATTTAAAAGAGGTTATGGTGTACCTGAAATTAAAAATATATTAAATGTTTCAGATGACATCGAATACCCCGAGGAATCAATTATTGCGGAGTTAGAGGAAAAGTTCAGAAGCAACAGTTTAAAGATTCCTACGATAAATGAAAATTTATCATCATTTACTTATAATAAATCTGATCCTGAAGTTGAATATTTCATAAATAATTATATAATTAAGATATGAATTTAGTACCAAGAATAGAAGGAAGTAAGTTAATTATCTTTAATGCAGATAATGGTTCAATCGAAGCAACTGCAGAGTTACCAGGTGGTTATAATTATAGTGGACCTATTGTAAGCGGCGACACTATTACAGTATCTCTTAACCCAATAAATGGTGGTTCAGATAAAATTAGAGTATATAGTGCAAAAAATGCATCACTCCAAAGAGAAATTAATTTATAATGATTGATATATCCTTAATTGAAACACCGGTATCTATGGACGGGTTCTCATACGAGATACCATTACAACCTTCTATATTTCTAGGTTTTATTATTAAGAATGAATATGATAATAAACGATTAAAAATAAACGATGATTATAATCCAAAAAGATTTATACGAATTTATAAACAAAATGGTGAATCTAAAATGTTACCTTTATATGGTATATGCATTGAGTTAAATGAGTTAGGTAAAAATATAGCAAATCTTATTAATGCGCAAGAAAAATCATATGGCATTAATTTAGTAGTTTATCAAAATTTATTGAGTGAATTCAATCTTACTTGCAATGATTGTTATGCACATTTTAAGAATGGTATATACCCGATAGACTTTAATAAATTTAGATATCTTGCGCAAGATGAAATATCTAAAGATAAAAAAATATTACAACACATGCTTAACTTGAATGAAGGTAAATTTGATTTTCAAAAATTTGGCTCCATTATACCATTAATTTTAACTTAAATTTTAAATATGAATATTATAAAAAGAACCGGAGAAACAGTATCATTTGATGTAGAACGAATACATAAGGTTGTAGGCTGGGCTGTAGGTGATATAAAAGGTGTAACAGCTTCTGATATCGAAATAAATGCTAAGCTACAAATGAAAGAAGGTATTACTACTCGTGAAATACATAACGTTTTAATTGACTCAGCTGTTAATTTAATAAGCTTAAATACACCTAATTACCAATATGTGGCATCTAAATTACTATCCTATCAATTGCGTAAAGATGTTTGGGGTGGTAAGAACCCTCCTAAGTTAGTTGATTTTATTAATAAAAACGTACATGAAAATGATGTTTACGATGAAGATATCTTAATGTTATATAGCGATGAAGAAATCAATAAACTTGATGAATATATTGACCATAATCGAGACGATAACTTTACATACGCTGGTATGCGTCAGTTATGTGACAAATATCTAATTCAAGATAGATCCGAAACTAAGATTTATGAAACACCTCAATTTGCATATATGATCATTGCAATGGTTTGTTTCGGTAAATATAAAGGAGCTACTCGAATTTCATATGTTAAAAAGGCTTATGATTATTTCTCCAAATTCAAAATTAATTTACCAACACCTTTAATGGCAGGTGTACGTAGTAAAGTTAGACAATATGCATCTTGCTGCTTAATTGATGTTGATGATACGCTACCGTCAATCTTCTCTTCATCTACAGCTGCTGGCTATGCAACGGGTTCACGCTATGGAATTGGGTTAAATATGGGTCGTATTCGTCCTTTAAATTCCCCTATCCGTAACGGTGAAGTTGTCCATACAGGTGTTATTCCGTTCCTCAAGTTAATGGAATCAACTGTAAAGTCTTGTCATCAAAATGGTATTAGAGGTGGTTCTGCAACCGTTAACTTTCCTTTCTGGCATTATGAAGTTGAAGATATGATAGTACTTAAAAATAATTCCGGTACCGATGATAACCGTGTTCGTAAGTTAGATTATTGTATTCAGTTTAGTGAATTATTTTACAAAAGATTTTTAAAGAATGGAGATATTACTCTTTTTTCACCTCATGAAGCTAAAGAACTATATGATGCATTTGGTCATGAAAACTTTGACGAATTATATGAGCAATACGAGCGTAAAACGAGTCTTAAGTTTAAGAAAACTGTTAAAGCGAGAAAATTGATGTCCCTTTTTGTTAAAGAGAGAGTTGAAACGGGTCGTATTTATTTTATGAATATCGATCATTGTAATCAAAGATCAGCTTGGGATGACGATATTAAGATGACTAACCTTTGTGTTGAAGTATTACACCCTACTAAACCTCTACAACATCCAGATGATAAGAATGCTGAAATTGGTATTTGTATTTTATCTGCTATCAATGTATTAGAAATTCAATCTGATGCTGAAATGGAAAAGGTATGTGATATTATCGTACGTATTCTAGATCAGTTAATTGATTACCAAGATTACTTCTTACCTGCTGCAGAAAACTTTACTAAAAATCGTAGATCATTAGGTATTGGTATTACTAACTTTGCTGCGTATCTTGCAAAGCATGGAGTAAAGTATACCGATGATGAAGCACCTAACGTAGCTGATGAGTTGATGGAAAAGGTACAGTATTATCTTTTAAGTTCATCTTGTGATCTATCGAGTGAAAAAGGTAGGTGTCCTAAATTTAATAAGACAAAGTATAGTCAAGGTTGGTTACCGATCGATAATTATAAGAAAGAAATTGACGAATTTGTTACAAGAAAGAATAGTATGGACTGGGAAGGTTTACGAGCAAGAATAAAAGAGTTCGGACTAAGGCATAGTACTGTATCGGCTATAATGCCGTGTGAGAGCTCTTCGGTAATTCAGTGCTCTACCAATGGTATAGAACCTATTAGATCTTATATTACCTATAAAAAATCTAAAGCTCGTACGTTACCTGTTATCGTACCAAATTATACATCATATAAAAATAAGTATACTCTTGCATATGATATGGAGGACAATACGGGGATGATTAAGATAGTTGGTGCTTTACAGAAATGGGTAGATATGAGTATTAGTGCTAATATGTACTATAATTATGCTCATTATGATAACGGCGCGTTACCAGATTCAAAAGTAATTAAAGAGATTCTTCTAGCATATAAGTTAGGTTGGAGAACCGGTTACTATAACAATACTGATGACGGGGATAAGCAAAGCTTCAATGAAGAGGAACAGAATGATAATATTGAAGATGGATGTGAATCTGGCGCTTGTGCACTTTAAATAAAGATATATAAATATGGAAACAGTACTTAACTTAAAAAATGTAGATACCACGAACCAACCTATGTTTCTTGGAGAGGATTTATCTCTTCAAAGATACGATAGATTCAAATACCCTAAGTTTTTCGACCTATGGCGGAAGCAAGAAGAATATCACTGGTTACCTGAAGAAGTATCTTTAACAAAAGATCGTAATGATTACGAAAATCTAACTGATACAGAAAAATTTATTTTTAATAGTAATCTTAAATGGCAGACTATGACCGATAGTATGCTCTCTAGAAGTATTCACAATATTAAAAATTATGTATCTAATCCAGAGTTAGAAATTTGTATGACAAGCTGGGCACGTTTTGAAACTATTCATAGTTATTCATATACATATACCTTGCAAAATATTGCTAAAGATGCTACCCAGTTTTTCGACTCAATCTTAGAGGATAAAGAAATTACAAGAAGAGCGACAGAAATTAGCAGTGCATATAATACCCTATTAGGTGACGATAAGGGTGATATTAAGCAAAAGATCTTTAATGCAGTTTTATCGACGCAAATTACAGAAGGTTTAGCTTTCTATGTATCTTTTGCATGTTCATACTTTTTCGGATATAAAGGTAAGATGGAAGGTAATGCAAAGATTATAGGTCTTATTGCAAGAGATGAAAACTTACACGCAGCTATTACTCAAAACATTATCAAGTATTGGAAAGAAAATAAAGATGAAGGTTTCCAGCAAGTAGTTAAGGATAACGAGCAGAAGATTTATGATATGTATGGTCTAGCAGTTGAAAATGAAAAGAAATGGGCTGAATATCTTTTTTCTAATGGTTCACTTCTTGGATTAAATACAGAAATGCTTAATGGTTATATTGAGTGGTTAGCTAATACCAGATTACGCTCACTAGGTTATGATAAGATTTTTGACCAACCGACAAATCCGATCGGTGGGTGGCTTAATAGCTATACTGATAGCTCTAAAGTACAAGTTGCTCCACAAGAGACAGAAATTAGTTCTTACAAGATTGGTGCACGTGATACAGAAATTAATGAGCAAGAATTTGAAGATTTTGATCTTTAATAGTTGAACACCTGTGAATCGTAGTATATAATTAAAGGCTATGAATAAGAAATATATTATTATCGGAGCAGTAGTTGCTGCTATTGCATTGTTTACAATGTGTAGTAAATGCGAAGCTCAAGAAGTAGTAACGGAAAAGAACTGGAAACTAGATACTGAGGTAGGCTATTATGAAAAGCGTATTTCAGGTGGTCTATATGGAGCTCAAGATTCAGCTTATGTTAAAGCATCTACAAAGCTCGGTAACTTTCAAGGGCTTGCTTTTGTCGGTAGTTTAGAGTATGTTAATACTGAAGATTATCAACTACACGGTACAGTAGGTACTTATCTTAACACTCCTCTTGGTGGTATCGATACACGTCTTGTTGTACATACTGGTGAAGATGCTGATACCACTTTCGAGCTCAATGGTGCATATGATCTCAATTGGTTTGAGTTCGTCGATACATCAGTTACTGTAGCTTTTGAAGATGGTAGCGAAGCTGGTACAAGCACTGATAGTACTATTACTACACCAGCATTTAATGTTTCAAAGACATTTGATGCTAAGTATGCAGATGTTACTGTAGGTGGTGAATATGGTCAGTCTTTCGGTTATGATGAAGATTTTGAATATGTTCATGGTTATGTAAGATTTACATCAACTATTAATGATGTCATTCCTGTATTTGTACAGTTTAATGCATTAAAGAATGATCTTGGTATCGTCAATGGTATTTCATCTGAAGGTACTGATGGTGATTTTGATACATCGGTTACGGTAGGTCTTACCTACTCATTCTAATAAATAATTAGAACCCCCAGAGTATATCTCTGATAGCGTGATCTCGAAAGAGGTTGCGCTTTTTTGTTGATTTAATGTAAAGTTTAGATTATAATATATGTATATGAGTAAACAAATCCTATTTGATGAAGATGGTCGTAAGAAGATCCTAACAGGTGTACAGACACTAGCAAAAGCGGTGAAGGTTACTTTAGGACCGAAAGGTCGTAACGTAATGATTGGCAAGTCGTTTGGTGTACCTGCTGTAACGAAAGATGGTGTATCGGTCGCGAAAGAGATCTCGTTAGAAGATCCATTTGAAAATATGGGTGCACAGATGGTACATGAAGTTGCATCACGTACTGCTAATAGCGCTGGCGATGGTACAACAACTGCAACGGTACTTGCTGAAGCAATCTATAAGCAAGGTATTAAAAACGTAGCTGCCGGGTCTAATCCAGTTTATATTAAGCGTGGTATTGATAAGGGAGTCGCTGCAGCTGTTGAGAGTATTAAATCACAAAGTAAACCAGTTCAAGATATGAATGATATTCGCCAGATTGCGACCGTATCAGCTAATTGGGAT